CTAATAAAAGGAGACATTGCGGATTCGAGGGGTTAGGCCCTTTTTCTCGAATTCAATCTTTTCAATAAAGGATTGAACGTATTCTCTTTTTTCTGCATGATTCAAATAGGACCAGTTAAGTTTAAACTCATTTACTAATTTCTTGGCTTTTTTAATGTCTACAGTTAAGTCCTCATTTGGTTGGATTTCGGAGAGTTGTTTCTTCAATTCTTCATATACGTTTTTAGTTTCGGACATCCTTGCAGCAAATTCTTCATCAGTCATCAAATCTGATGCCCAGGCTTTTTGAAATTTTTCTCTTTTCCTTTCAATTTTCTTGATCTGGTTTTGAATCTCTAATGAATCATCTTTTTCTTCTTTAACAATAGGTTTTAAATCAAAGGTAACGTTCTTCATATAAGTGAGTAAGGCTTTTTCAATTTTTTTCTCACTTACGCCAACGGCCGGCTTGTAATTTAAAGCGCATGCTTGGCAACGATAATGGTGTGATTCCACATTTTTTTGATCTTTTTTACGAAAATACACGCTGCGCTCACATCCAAGACGGTTACCGCATTGGGGGCATACTAACTTCGTTTGAAAAATAAAATTAGATTTTACCTCTCTTTTTTTGAAGTTCTGACGCGAATATAATATTTCTTGGAGCTCTTCAAATTCCTCTTTTGTGATGTATCCCTCATGACTATCTTCATAAATTTCATCTTTCCAACGGAAAGCACCGTATAAAGCAGGATTGTGCAAAATTGATAAGATTGTACCAATATGCCATTTGTAACCTCTGATAGGCATATGCTCAGATTCATCCAGAAATTTAGCTACTTGTCTTATAGACCATCCTTTTTTGACCTTTTCAATTATATCCAGTAGAATAGGGCCTTGCTTTTCATCTTTTATTAAAGTTTCTCCTTGTTTTCTAAACCCAAAAGGCGCCGGAGCACTAAACTCCCCTTGTCTAGCTTTCTCCACTTGCCCCATCGAAACCCTCTCTCCGAGGTTTTCACGCTCCCATTGTGCCATTGCAGCAACAAGAGTGATAAACAAACGACCGGTTGCTGATCCAGTGTCATAAACTTCTGTAGCTGATCTAAAAATACAATTATTTTTATCGAAAAGATCAAGAAGTTTATACAGGTCTTTAACGGAGCGGGTCAGTCTGTCAAGACGATAAACAAGAACAACGTCGATTAAACCTTGTTGAATATGATCGAGCATTAACTTTAAATAGGGACGATTCGTGTCCTTCGCGGATTTTCCTTCATCAACATAGAACTTATAGTCTGTCCAGTCTTGTGATACACAATAAGCTTTCAGTTTTTCACGTTGGGCAGATATAGAAAATCCTTCTCTTGCTTGTTCTTCTGTACTTACCCTAATGTAAATTCCAACAGTCATAAATCACACCTCGATGAAAACGTATGTTCGGTTTTGAGCTTAAAAAATTTTTCTTTTCATGATCACATTTTCAACACCCCCTTTATTGGACAGTTTTTTCAAACGGCATAGTTCGGGCGGCACCCCATGAATACGGGCTATATCGTATATAGAATAATTCATGTTCCGGTATTCATGGAGTGCATTGTCTGGAATAAGCAATTCGACTGCAAAGATATTTGCCTCCGCCTCTATTTTGTTAGTGGAGAAAAGCGTCTTTTCACGCATAAAGGGTGTATTTGCTTTAGGATGTAATACCCCATGACCTACCTCGTGCGCGCAAACAAAATTCATTTGAATTTCATTCAGATTTGAGTTAAGAAAGATGTATTTGTTTCTCCGATCGTAAAAATAAAAACCCATTATCTCTTTATGTAAATTCCGGTGAATAACCTGTATTTTCAGCATTTCCGCCAACTCATACGGGTTATTCGATCCATACTTATCTATAAGTTCATTTACCTTTTTTTTAATCCAAATTGTAATCGCCCCCTAAAAAGATTTTCTATGTTTAGTCATCGTCACTTTTTCTGTATTTTTTAGGGATGTATTTTTTATTTATTCGTTGAGTTTGACGGACGGCATACTCCATAGCCTCTAAAAGGGACTCAATAGCTTCTTCGGACATTGGTTCCCCTGAGAAACTTAGACCTTCTGCATTTTTTAAATCTTCCTTTATTTGCTCCATCCGTTTTGCAATGTCTTTTTCATCTTTCTCCGATGGTCGATATTCTTCTGTAGATTCAGAAACAAAGTGCTGATTTTCATCTACAAGATTTGATAAAGGGATATATAAAGCTCTAGCAATTGAGCTTAGAGTTTCAACACTTGGGTTGTATCTATCACGTTCAACGTCTGCAAGATATGACCTTGACATATTTGCTTTTTCAGCTAACTGGGCTTGAGTATACTTTTTTTGTTTTCTCCAATGTCTTATTCTTTGTCCAACCGACATTGTAAAAACCTCCTTCCTATGTCGGTTATACCGACGTTTTATAAATAAATTATAGACTGAAAATGACGGCCATACAAGTTCTTTTATGACGGAAATGCAAGTAATTTAAAGTAAAAATGAGCGAAATGTCGTTAATACAAGTATTTTTCTTGAAATTCCTTAAAAATGCTCAGTTTTAAAGGAATTTGGATTTTTACAAAATGACGTGAATGCAATACAATTTGATTATCAACACAGGGAGGTGAGCAAATGTTTGATCGGAAACTTTTAGGGGCTTTAATTAAAAGCCAAAGATGCAAGAAGAAATTAACTCAGCTTGAATTGGCTAAACAAACAGGTTTATCAAGAAGTTATATTTCGGACATTGAAAATGGGAGATATATTCCTGGTGCTTCAGCTCTTACATCATTAGCAATTTGTATTGATCTCGATTTAAATTTATTAAAAATGACGGAAATACAAGACAAAAGAACGACAGGGGTCGGTTAGATGAAACCTTTATCAGATTCAACCAAAAGGAGAATGGCTGAATTCTTTATGCGTACAAGTATACCGAGAATTTTGGCTAGGGAGCAACAAGAAAAGGATATGGAAAAAGAATCCTTAAAAACAAAAGGCGCTTGAAAGGAGGTGATAAACATGACAGCTTTGAAGGCTCTCGAGCTTGCCTGTTTTTTCGCTCAATTCAAAAGCAAGCTACTTGCAAAAGGGAAAGTTAGGGCAGCTAGGTTTGCTGATAAGAAAATCAAACAGTATTGCTTTGAATACGTAACCCTACTGAGTCAGGGGGACAGCCAAACAATTAAAGAAATGGAGGATGCTCAAGCATGAACCTAAATCATTTTCTAAAAGCTGACCGTGAAAAGGCGGAAAGGCTGATCATCTCAACGCAAAATCTTATTTCTGAATTGCTTCCCGCTGCCATTGAGGACCAGGACTTTGATGGGTGCGTTGAAATTGCGGCGACAATCATTTCAAATTGCAAGGACCTTAAACGGATGGAGCACCCGGAACAGGTTGTCCGGCTTCACGAAATCGCGTCCAAATTCGCGGGCAGGGGGTTAAACGTTTCGACAGTAGGGAGATCGTTTCAATGAATATCGAGCATCCGATGATCACAGAGATCAACCGTTACGGCTATCCCCTGGAATATTTGAAGGGCGAGGACGACCAGGACGACGAGAACAAATAAAAAAGCCGCCTTGGCAGAGGCGACCTAAAACAATACTTATTCAGCGCCATTATACCATGTGGCCGTATTGAAGAAAATAGGAGGTAATTTTTCATGAATATCACTGTGAATATTGAGGCCCCTGGATTAGCTGCGGCTATCCAAGCGCTTGCCAACGCACTGAACAATAAGGAAGCGGTTTTGGACGGCAAAGCCGTTGCCCAAGAAACGGAAGAGACCCCACAGGTTGAAACGCCGCCTACTGAGGAAGTAAAAGAAGAGCCACCAACCCATGAGGTAGAAGAAACGCCGGCAATCAGCAAGGAAGCTGTCAGGGATAAGCTTGCGGCATTGGCCCAGGAAGGCAAGCAAGCCGAGGTCAAAAAACTGTTCGCGAAGTTTGGCGCGAAAAAGCTTTCAGAAGTTCCGCCCGAAAAATACACTGAACTACTTAAGTATGCGGAGGCTCTATAATGGCAGACCATTCAAGCCGGGCGCACGCCCTGCTTTCTGCCTCTGGCTCAAAAAGGTGGCTCACTTGTACACCAAGTGCCCGGCTGGAACAGGAGTTTGAAGAGTCTACGAGCGTTTTTGCCGAAGAAGGTACCCTGGCTCATGAATTATCAGAAGTACTTTTGCAATACCATTTCGGGAAAATTTCTAAAACGGCCAGGACGCGCCGGCTGAACAAACTAAAAAAACATGAACTTTTCTCTAAATCCATGCTCGACTATGTCACAAGCTATGCTGATCTTGTGGTTGAAAGGATCAACGCGCTACAGGCTGGGACAAGGGACGCTACTATCCTTTTCGAGCAGCGCTTAGATTATAGCGAATGGGTGCCAGAAGGCTTTGGAACTGGTGACGTGGTTGCGATCGGTGACAACGTAATGGAGATTATTGACCTAAAATACGGAAAGGGCGTGCCTGTCTCCGCCCAGGAAAATACACAAATGCGGCTGTATGCTTTGGGGGCTATCAATCAATTCGGCATGCTCTATGACATCGAAACGGTTCGTATGACAATTATTCAACCCCGGCTCGATAGTGTATCAACAGACGAAATCAAAGCTGATCAGCTTTTGGCCTGGGCTGAGGAATTTGTTAAGCCTCGGGCTGAAATGGCCGCAGCAGGAGAAGGGGAATTTATTTCCGGTGATCATTGCCGGTTCTGTCGCGCGCGCTTTACTTGCAGAAAGCGGGCAGAAGCAAACCTGGAGCTTGCAAAATATGATTTCAAAGCGCCTGAACTACTTTCAGAAGAAGAGCTCGGCCAGGTTCTTTATGAGGCTGAGGAATTAAAACGGTGGGCGAAAGACGTCCAGGATTATGCTTTATCGCAATCAGAAAACCACGGCAAGAGGTTCCCAGGGTGGAAGCTTGTCGAAGGCCGGAGTATCCGGAAATATGCCGATAAAACCGAGGCAGCCGCCAAGCTTCTTGAAGCTGGCTATTCGGAAGAAGAGATATACAATAAAGAGCTTCTTGGCATATCCGCCCTGGAAAAATCAATCGGTAAAAAAGCATTTAATGAACACCTTGGCGATCTTGTCGTGAAGCCTACGGGGAAACCGACCCTAGTTCCAGAATCGGACAAGCGCCCCGAGATCAATTCAGTTGAATCGGCGCAAGCTGATTTTCAATAAAAAAACTTAAAAATAAAGGAGAAATGAAACAATGGCAGTTAACACAAATTCAAGCACAAAGGTAATCACAGGAAAGGTTCGTTTTTCTTACGTTCATATTTTTCAACCGCACGCGATTGAAGAAGGCCAGGAACCAAAATACAGCATGTCAATCATCATTCCAAAGTCAGATAAAGCAACACTGAAAAAAATTAAAGCTGCAGTAGAGGCAGCAAAGCAAGCAGGGGCCAGCAAGTGGGGCGGTAAAATCCCGAAAAACCTCAAAACCCCTCTACGTGACGGTGACGAGGAAAGACCGGATCAGGAAGAATACGCAGGAGCTTACTTCTTAAATGCTTCCAGCAAGACCCGCCCTGGTGTTGTCGATGCTCATCTAAATGAAATTATTGACTCTGAGGAAGTCTATTCCGGATGCTATGGCCGCGTGTCTATCAACTTCTACCCGTTTAACACAGCCGGAAACAAAGGAATTGCATGCGGCCTAAACAACGTACAGAAATGGGAAGACGGGGACTATCTCGGCGGACGCTCTCGCGCTCAAGATGACTTTGACGCCCTCGATATCGAGGAAGACGATGACGACGACTTTTTAAGCTAATTTGAAGGATTTAGGGGAGACGATTGTTTCCCCTCTTTTAATAGAGTAGGAGGCTGTAAATATGAAAAAAGTTTGGCTTGTAGTAACTCAATATAGGGATGTCGATGAGTACGAAGATAAAGAAATTTTAGCGACTTTCACCGAGAAAGAGGACAGGGCAATGCTTGAATACTTAGGCGATATAGTGACTTCTAAGACCCGTTTTCTCGAAAAAATATTTGAGCTCGACTTACTGAAAGGTGAGCTGTCTGAAATGGAATTAAAGCTTTCAAACGGGAAGCTAGGTATTGAAAAGAAAAAGGCGTGAAATTCATGAAAACGTTAGCCATTGACATAGAAACCTATTCCAGCGTTGATCTGATCAAGTCAGGCGTCTACGCCTATACGGAGGCTCCGGACTTTGAAATTTTGCTGTTTGCTTATGCTTTTGATGATGAGCCGATCCAAATAATTGATTTAGCCCAGGGCGAAAAGCTCCCCCCTGAACTTTTGGCAGCTTTGACGAGCTCCAAAGTCATTAAAACCGCATATAACGCCAATTTTGAAAGAACTTGTATCGCCAAACATTTTGACCTTTTGATGCTGCCGGATCAATGGCGTTGTACGGCCGTGCATGCGACAACGCTCGGGCTCCCAGGCAATCTTGATGGCGTAGCAAAATCAATGAAGCTGGAAGCTCAAAAAGATAAAGCCGGCAAAGCGTTAATCAGGTATTTTTCTATTCCGTGTAAGCCAACAAAGGCGAACGGCGGGCGAACCCGTAACCTCCCTGAACACGATCCGGAGAAATGGGAGAAATTTAAGGCTTATTGTATCCAAGACGTTGAAGTGGAACGGGCTATTAGGAAACGCCTAATAAAATACGAGGTTCCACAATCAGAACAATCTCTATGGGCGCTTGATCAGGAGATCAATGACCGCGGGGTCCGGGTAGATACGGAATTGGTCAAGCATGCTATAGCTTGTGACACGTCATATCAAAACAAACTGATTGCAGAAGCAAAGGAACTGACGGGCTTAGAAAACCCAAATAGCGTTTCTCAATTAAAAGCCTGGCTAGAAGAAAAAGGACTAAAGGTGACGAGCCTCAATAAAGATGCCATTTCGAAGATGATCGATAAGTCAGAGGATGAGACCGTCAAACGGGTTTTGAAGCTCCGCCAGGAGTTATCTAAAACCTCCGTTAAAAAGTACCAGGCCATAGAAAGGGCGCTTTGTCAGGATAACCGTGTCCGGGGACTGCTTCAATTTTATGGCGCAGGCAGGACGGGCAGATGGGCCGGCAGGCTTGTACAGGTTCAGAACCTACCGCAAAACAAACTATCAGACCTGGATACCGCCCGTAATCTGTTAAAAGCGGGTCAGTATGAAATGATCGAACTGCTTTTTGACGGGGTGCCTTTTGTATTATCGCAGCTTATCCGGACGGCGTTTATACCGTCTGAGGGCTGCCGGTTCATTGTTTCCGATTTTTCCGCAATAGAGGCCCGGGTCATTGCCTGGCTTTCAGGTGAAAAATGGCGCTTAGAGGTTTTCAATACACATGGCAAGATTTATGAAGCCTCTGCCTCTCAAATGTTCAATGTGCCGGTTGAATCGATAACCAAAGGAAACCCTTTGCGACAAAAGGGAAAAATCGCTGAATTAGCCCTAGGCTATCAAGGCGGAAAGGGCGCCTTGATTCAAATGGGCGCCTTAGACATGGGGCTCAAGGAAGAGGAGCTCCCGGAATTGGTTGACGCCTGGCGTGAATCCAACGCAAACATCGTGAAGTTTTGGTATGACGTTGAAAAGGCCGCGATCTCAGCAGTTCGCGATCGTAAAGAACAACGGCTGCAGCACGGTTTACTTTTCTTCTATGAGTCCGGCATTCTCTTTATTCAGCTTCCATCTGGCCGCCGCCTGGCATATGCCAGGCCAAAGCTTATACGCGATGAACGTTTTGGAAAAGACGCTCTGACGTATGAGGGCTCGGAAAACGGCAAATGGACCAGGCTGAATACTTATGGCGGAAAACTTACGGAGAACATTGTCCAGGCCGTCGCCCGCGATTGTCTCGCTGTCGCATTAAAGCGATTGGATGCCGCCGGCTACCGTACGGTTATGCACATTCATGACGAAGCCGTTTTGGATACTGAGGAAGGGGCAGGCTCCCTGGAACACGTTGAAAAGGTGATGGGTGAGCCTATCCCTTGGGCAAAGGGGCTGCCGCTGACAGCTGACGGGTTTGTCACAGATTACTATAAAAAAGATTGATAGGGGCTGAAAGCATGCGATTTTTGAGAAGCCTTATAGCCCTGCTCGGGCTTTTCTTGTTTGCTAGGAAAAGAGATTCCGAATATATGAAATGGATTGAAAAAGACGGGAGATGATGCCTGATGATTGATCATATAGCAGATGTAATAGAATGCCCTCATTGCAAATGGAAAATATCGAACATTCACGATTATTTAGAGGTGGGTGATGAGGCGGGAGAATTTGAAATGCATTGTGAAAGATGCAAAAAGCCTTTCAAAGTTGATTTTTATAGCGTTTTTTATTTCGCAACTGAAAAAATATAATCGGCCGGAGTCGGAAGGAGAATGAGAAGTGAAAAGAATAGTTTTCAAATGGAATCGAGGATTTAATGATCAAGTGACTGAAATAGTGGAATTTTACGATGACGCAACAGAGGAAGAAATAAACGAACAGTTTGCGGATTGGGTTTATGAACAAGTAAGCGATAATGTCACATGGTATGAGGCTGACGAGGGGGAGAATGAGAAATGAAAAAAGCTATTGCAACAATCGTAATTCTGCTGCTTGTCGCAGTTATAGCCGGCTGCCAGTCAGAGTCATGGGACAGAACAGCAAAGGACATTGAGTCATCCCATAACGGATTGAATCGAACAGCAACCGTCTACGATCAGAACGGAAATAAGATCAAAACCTACAAAGGAAAATTTGATGTTGAAGTCAATGACTATGGGAACAAAGTAAAATTCGATCTGGACGGAAAACGAATCATAATTAACAACGCTGTTGTGATCGTTGAAGAAAATTGAAAGGAATGGAGGGAGCTTGCCGGTGATGGAAACAGCTTTTAAAAAACGAGTGCAGCATGACGGGTCTATCACCATCGCAACAGGTCGCAACCGTTGGGACAAGGCTTGGAAGAACAAAGACATTCTTTGGTCCGACCTGCTGAAAAAGCTATCAACGCCAAATTACACATCTGAAACCTCGGAAGAGTATAAAAAAATGTCGAAGGCGCAGCAGGACCAAATAAAAGACGTCGGCGGGTTCGTCGGCGGTACTTTAAAGGGTGGCCGGCGAAAAACTGACTCTGTGGTCTGGCGCCAGGTGGTTACGCTGGATGCTGACTTTATCAAAGGTGATCTGTGGGCGTCGGTTGAAATGATGTTCGATTTTGCGTGCGCCGCGTACTCAACGCATAAGCACAGCAGCACAGCTCCAAGGTTGCGCCTGGTTATTCCGTTAAAACGGCCTATAACACCTGACGAGTATCAGGCAGTCTCCCGACGCTTGGCGGCGGATTTAGGCATTGATTTTTTCGATGATACAACATATCAGCCGCATCGGCTTATGTATTGGCCGTCAACTTCTAAAGATGGGGAGTTCGTTTTCAGGCTGCAAGATTTGCCCTGGCTTGATCCTGACGAGGTCTTATCCCGGTACACAGATTGGAAAGACCCGTCTTATTGGCCTGAATCGTCCAGGCTTCAAAAACAACGTCAGAAGCTCGCGGACAAGCAAGGTGACCCCCACGAGAAAAACGGAATGGTCGGGGCCTTCTGCCGCACGTATTCAATTACTGAGGCAATCGAAACATTTCTATCTGATGTGTATGAAGAAGCAGGGCCGGGGCGCTTTACCTATAAAGCCGGTTCTACGACCGGCGGCCTGATTCTCTATGATGACGATAAATTTGCCTATTCCCATCATGGTACGGACCCGATAGGCGGGCAACTGGTCAATGCGTTTGATCTGGTTCGTATTCATAAATTCGGCATGCGCGATGAGGAAGCCGAGCCAGGGACGCCGGTCGTCCGGCTCCCGTCTTTTACGGCCATGACTGAGTTCGCTCAGGCGGATAAAAACGTCAAGCGAACTTTAGGCCAGGAAAGACTACAGGCAGCAAATGAAGAATTTGGAGTCATTGAGGATGTAGATAGCGATTGGTTTGAAAAGCTTGACGTCAAAAAGAACGGGGATATTCTTTCTACCGCCAAAAATATAATTTTGATCTTACAAAATGATCCACACCTGGCAGGGAAGATTGCCTGGAATGATTTTTCCCATCGGGCCGCCGTCTTAGGTGATCTACCTTGGCGTAAGCTGTCAGAGGGGGATTATTGGACGGACAGAGATGATGCTTCTTTACGTAACTACCTTGAAACTGTTTATAGAATTTCAGGTCAAGGAAAGGTTCATGATGCGCTTATGGAGGTGCAGGGGAAAAACAAATTCCACCCGGTACAAGATTATCTGAATAGCTTGGAATGGGATGGGCTACCGCGTCTTGACACGCTGTTCATTGAATACCTAGGTGCTGAAGACTCTGAGTATGTCCGGGCCGTAACCCGTAAGATATTCACGGCAGCAGTTGGCAGGGTCCTGAAACCTGGACTGAAATTCGATAATGTCCTGGTTATGGTGGGGCCGCAGGGAGTCGGAAAAAGCTACATTATCAAAAAACTTGGTATGGGCTGGCACTCTGATTCGATCACTACCGTTCAAGGGAAAGAAGCCTATGAGCAATTACAAGGCGCATGGCTCATTGAGTTGGCCGAGCTGTCCGCAACCCGGAAAGCTGAGGCGGAAGCCGTTAAGCATTTCATATCGAAACAGGAGGACAGCTATCGAGTAGCATACGGCCGCCAGATTTCCGTTTTCCCGCGGCAGTGCGTTTTCTTTGGTTCAACGAATGATGTGACATTTCTGAGAGACCGAACCGGAAACCGGCGGTTTTGGCCGGTTGTGGTTGCCGTTCAAAAGCGTACAAAAAACCTCTGGACGGACATGAACCAATATGAAATTGATCAGATTTGGGCAGAGGCTGTTGACTGTTGGAACGAAAAAGAGCCTCTTTATCTGTCCGGTAAATTGGCAGATGCCGCAAAAGAAGCCCAGGAGGCACATACTGAGGAAAGTGCTAAAGCCGGTTTGATCGAGGAGTATTTAAACCGGTTGCTCCCCGAGGATTGGGCCAAAAAAGACATCGGCGAGCGAAGACGGTTCATCCATGGCAGCGACTTTGGAGAAACCGACGAAGGAACGGTCCAAAGGGACAAGGTTTGTGCAATGGAAGTTTGGGTCGAATTGTTTGAGGGCGACCCAAAGCAAATGAACCCGATGCAGGCCAGAGAGATCAATGATATTTTGAGACGCCTTCCGGGATGGACGGAATACACAAAAGGCCGAGGCCGGCTTTATTTTGGAAAAAATTACGGCCATCAAAGGGCCTTTATTAGAACTTAAAAACTTGTGTCCATGTTTTGCGGTATGTGTCCATGTAAAATGTGGAAAATTTAAAAGCGTGTGTCCATGTGTCCATGGCTTGTGTCCATGTTTCCAGACCATGGACACACTACAAAGCCAGTCAGGGCAACGGTTAGCCCTTATATGTGTCCATGTGTCCATAGTATTTATATAAAAGATATATAAAAGAATATAGAGTACGCATATAAGAAAATCTCTATAATCTCTTTATTTCAGTAGTCTATATAGAGTCATGGCCATATGGACATAAGTGCAAAAGGAGTGGATGTAATATTGCAGGAAAGTCAATTGGAGCGACTTCTCAAACGGAAGGTAGAGAGCTTGGGAGGTCAGGCACTTAAATTTGTTTCTCCGGGAATGTCAGGGGTGCCGGATAGACTTGTTTTGATTCCGGGAGGAAGGGCAGTCTTTGCAGAAATGAAAGCACCCGGGAAAAACCTTCGGCCCTTGCAGGAGAAAAGAAAACGGGACTTAGAAAGTTTAGGCTTTACCGTTTGCAAACTTGATTCCCGGGAAACAATAGACGCTTTTATTAGGAGGTTCTTTCATGAAGTTTAAGCCTCACCAATACCAGGAGCATGCCATTCAGCACATTATCAAAAGTGAGGCCGCTGGCCTTTTCCTTGATATGGGGATGGGAAAAACGGTAAGCACGTTAACCGCTGTTTCCGATCTGCTTCATGATTATTTCGATGTTTTGAAGGTTTTAGTAATCGCACCGTTGAGGGTTGCAGAAGATACCTGGAGCCGCGAGGCAGAGAAATGGGATCACACACAATACCTTCGTGTATCAAAAGTGTTGGGTCCCGAACATCAAAGGGTTTCAGCTTTACATGCGCCCGCGGACATTTATGTGATCAATCGTGAAAACGTTGAATGGCTTGTCAATTACTACGGCAAGAAATGGCCTTTTGACATGGTCGTGATAGATGAGCTATCAAGCTTTAAATCTTCCAAGGCTAAAAGATTCAGAGCCTTAAAAAAGGTTCGCCCTTTTATCAAAAGAATTGTGGGATTGACGGGGACGCCAGCCCCAAATAGTTTAATTGATCTATGGCCGCAAATGTATCTGTTAGACCAGGGGGAACGTCTGGGCAAAACGGTAACCAGTTATCGAGAAAAATATTTTCAGCCCGATAAGCGAAACCGAACGATCATTTATAGCTGGAAGTTAAGAGACGGGGCCGAGCAATCAATACACAAAAAGATTTCTGATATCTGCATTAGCATGCAGGCAAAAGACTGGCTCGATCTGCCGAAAAGAATCAACAACATAATGAAAGTGACTCTTCCGGCAAAAGCCAAGGAGAAATATAAGCAACTTGAAAAAGAATTGCTGTTGCCTTTCGCTGGCGGTGATGTTGTGGCTGATACGGCGGCTGTTCTTTCTAACAAATTGATGCAGCTGGCAAATGGTGCGGTTTATGATGAGAACGGAAAAATTCAAGAAATACACGATGAAAAGCTAAACAAACTGGAAGACATAGTGGAGGCAGCAAACGGAAACCCGATCCTGGTGTTTTATTGTTATCAGCACGATCTTTCACGGATTCAAAACAGATTCAAAAATGCAAGGACTTTAAATGGCAGCAAAGATATAAAAGCCTGGAATGCCGGGAAAATAGAAATGCTTCTGGCGCATCCGGCTTCTACCGGACACGGGCTAAACCTTCAAGATGGCGGCCATATCATTGTTTGGTTCGGTATGACCTGGAGCCTGGAGCTATACCAACAGGCAAATGCCAGGCTGGACAGACAGGGGCAAAAGCAAAGCGTCATCGTTCATCACCTGGTGACAGAAGGGACCGTGGACGAGGATGTAATGAGAGCCCTGGAAGGGAAGGCATTGGGGCAAGATGCTTTATTAGAAGCAGTAAAAGCACGATTGGAGAAATTGGCATGAGCATTGAACAATTAACATTTTTCGAACCAGTAGACACTAGAGCTGTACGTGAAATTGTGATTAAAGAATTGAAAGATTATAGGGCAATCAAAGTCCAGCTTGAAAATCAAAAGGAATGCGAAAATCGCGGCATGAAGGCATTTCCTTCCCTCCGGGATTCATCCACTTTTAACGAGCTCAAGGTCAAACAGATGGAACGAGCTTTACAAAACAGCTTGGACGATGAAGAACGTTTGATTATCGAAAAGAAATACCTGACGGCTGCCAGGGTGAAAGACATCAACATCTATATGGATTTGGGTATTACCAAAAATGCTTATTACAGGTTAAAGAAAAGGGCGATTTATCGCCTTGCTACAGCACTCGGAATCATCTGA